CAAGCTGTACTTAAAGTATACTGGTACACTGTGCCAGTAACCCCACCTACTAAGTACATCTTTGTACCATCAGGCTTGAATGTCAACCCTCTAAGTACGGTGTCTTGCGCTGATGCGTCAAAAATAACGCCGTCAAATACGGCTACAGCCAAGTTAGGTGGTACATAGGCCCCAGCAGGAGGCTCTTCTGTATACACACCAGCATTAAAACCAGCTGGCACTGTATGTGCAAAAGCTGATGCTCCAAAGTTAGCTGTCACTGTGCCCCACGGGGTTACAGCTGGGTATATAGCCCCTGCACCATTAAGAGTTCCTGCAGCATTTATGCCATTTGCTGGATCCCCGCTAAGCACCCATACACCATCTATTGCAAACCAAAATTCGCGTGTGGCTGGGTCAACAGCAAAACTTAATGTATTAGCATCTGTAAAATCGGGGATGTTACCCCCATACCCTCCGTTGATGATTATCTTATGTACACCCCCGTCGTATACACCACCAGCACTGTCCTCAAATACATCAGAGGTAGCTGCTTTACTTGCGTCAACAACACCAATAAAACTATTGGAAGCCGCTGCAACATTAATTTCAAAATAATACTTGTCTACAGTGCTTCCAATAGTTGCTCGTGTGAGACCAGTTTGTTGAGAGCCTGTACTTGAAAGATCACCATTACTTAAAGTGTCACCTACATCTTTATAGTTAGGATCCCAAGTAGCATAGACTTTTGTTAGTTCCCCGCCACCTCCCTGCCGCTTTACAGCAGCAGCGATTTGTGTTAGTTTGTTTTGTCCTATCATGCGAATGCACCACCAGCATGTACTAAGTCCCACTGAGTGCCGCCATCTTCAGAGATGAATCCAAGACGATCGTATTCCCCTGCAGCAGTAACAAGTGTAGGAGCCGAGCCGCCATCGTAAGCTACAGCGGCAGGTAAAGTGATAGCAAAAGAGCCTGCACCACCTTGCTCTAACTTAACAGTAAAGTTCTGACTAACGCCACTTGCTTTAGGATTACTAATAACAACAGACGTAATGTCTTCTGTCATAGTTACATGGAAGTTATTCCCTGTAGCTAAGTCTAAGGTCAGCACACCAGCAGCACTAGAGGGTGTTTGTAAAGCTTCACTGTAAGCTTTGATTACGGCATTTAAAACAGTAGTCTCAGCCCAGTCCATGTCGCCTGTTGCATGTCCAGGTACCGGAGTATTAACAATAGTGTGTGTACCAGCAGTTAAAATAAGAGCTGCATCACTGTTTGAAGAACGTATGACTGCTGCTCTTGTAAAAGTAGCGCCAGTGACTACACCTAAGCCTACTTCCCAATTAATACCATCAGCGTCAAATAGAGCATATAAAAAAGAGTTACCTTCCCCTATCTCTGACAAAATAGTATTGTAAGTGGCAGGAGCGCCAGCAACTGTTACAGTGCCTGCCCCTGTGGTTGTTGAAGTTTCCTTAATACGGAAACCATCTTTTAAAGACATGATTAGTTACCTTATGGTTGTATTGTTATTTGCATAGAGCCATACACATTTAAGTTAGCCCCTAAAGGTGTAGCACATAGTACAAGTTCGTCGTGTACACCATCAATGGTGCATCCAGGACGTAATAGATTGTTAAGAGATATATCTGCAGTGCTTTTATTTGTAATATACATGCCGCCTAGTACTATACCGTTTGTGACTGTATTAGACCCATTAGAAGCACCAATGAATTCGTCATGATGATGATGCCCGCCTGGATCTACCCAATTGACTGTCCCTGCAATGACAGGATTAAGCCTAATCTCTAACAAGAATTGGTCTGCTGTCCCAGCCATACCACCTATAGCGGCAGGATTAACTGTAACAAATCTAGAGCTAGGGCGTATACCTAGCAGAGCGTAAGTTGTACCTTTCACATTAGCATTTATAAAAGTAGCTCCATTACTGTGCAACCTTGAAATACCTTTAACTGCTACTTGCCCTATAGTACCTACCTTACCGCAAATATGGTAGAAAGAACCAGCACCACCTGTTGAGCGTATAGACCATCTAAGGGGCTGAGTAGGTGATCCAACAAACACAGAGGCTTTATGATTACTATTCTTAAATGTATGAAACCAAGTAACTTCCGGGCCAACAATGAATCCAGCTCTAAAGACTGTGCCACCTAAAAATAAGAACTCACCAATAAGTACATTAAAAGCTGAGGGGTCAACAGTTAAGCCACTTGGCCCTGTACCATCTAAAGGGTCGTCCCAGTCTGCTTGAGCTGCACTAAAGATCTCTACCCCACGCTTACACACCTTAAGGTATATAGTCGTGTCGTCAGTCACAAGTGCAAAGCCATCTTTTTCCGCTTCAAAGGGTGCAACGTCGCTAGTAGAAAAGTACCCCATTTCTTTAACCACACCAGCTACAGGTGTCATGTCTATAGTTGTTTGTTCAAAGATGTGCGGATTACCACTCACATAGTTATGGGCCATCTTTGTTTCACGGATAACATAGTCACCATCAGCAAAGACAGACATTTTCACGCCATCATGTTCTTGCTCAAAGACAGAAGTAGCACCGCCACTTAGCTGTTCATCAAACAAAATAGTGTCTTTACCTAGTATTTGTTTGTAGTCACCTATAGTTGTAACTGATCCCACTCTTAGTGTAGAGTCAATAGTGGCATATGACTCTAAGCTAATGTCTAAAACTTCTGGGATATAAGGGTCTTCTGCAGACCCTGAACCCTTAGACCCAGCATATTCTACCCTGCCGTAAGGCCCAGTCATCCTCATGATTAGTTACCTATTCTAAGAGTGTAAGTTGTACGGAATACGTCAGCAGTCACAATAGGGGCTGGAGAAGAAAATAAAGCAGTAGACCACAAGAACCCAGTCGCACCACTCTTAGTACTACTGTCAGTAACAAACAGACCCTGTAAGTTCTGATTAGATATAGTACCAATAGTGAACTCACTCACTGCCACACCAGTCATAGCTTGACCACTAGCAGCTGCTGGTGTCCAAGTCTGTCTAACAGCTTCGTTATATGTTGCGAACTCAGACCACCCTGCATGGGATGCCATGGTGTCAGCTCCTGCTACGGCAGTGAATCCAACACTGTCAATTAAGCCCAGATAAAATGCAGCTTTCTTAGCTGTTGCACCAAAATACGTGTCAAGGATGTCATCGAGAGCTACATTAGTAACACCGTTACTAATTGTCTCAGTACGGATTACTTTACCATCACGTATCTGTTCGACAGTAAAAGTATTCTCTAACTTAAGAGCACTGTCACCAAACGTCTTAACAAGCTCATCTTGAGATATTTTACCTTTAAGGCCCAATACAGCAAGTGGAACAGCTTGTAGCCTTTCGTTATTAAGGCGGACAGTGGCAGCGTCTTTTTGCTTGATTTCAAAATCAGCAATTTGTTCAAATTTCATCTTTATACCTTTGTTTAAGTTATCTTACTTTTCTTACATTCGCTAGACGTTGTAAGCGTGTTAGTGGGTCTACAATCCTCTTAGCCATTTCGGCATCTGTAGGACTGTCAACATTTACATTATTTGTTATATTAATAACATCACCAGCCTGTGGTAATACCTGTTGCTGTTTTGTATTGGGTAATACTTTTAAGCTAGGGGCGCCAGTTAAAGCTTGAGACATTTTGTCCATTTTTAAAGCTAGCTTGTCTACAGCTGTTGTGTTACTTTTTAGTTCAGTAATATTTTCCTTTGTCGCAGATTCTAGCTTAGGGAAGTTCTCACCTATTTTAGCTATTTTCTGGTCTAAGGCGACCAACTCACTTCTAGCCGTACCCTGCTGTTCTCTAGCTTTACCTAAAGCCTCTGGTGTATTCTCCTGTGTCATTTTAACTAACAACTGTTCAACAATTGTAAGCTTAGATATAGCTTCAGCTAACTTAATACGGCCGTCTGCGTCTAACTTAGACGGGTCTGTAGTACGTATTTTTTCGACTTTCGGGTCTCTCAACTCTAAGCTTTGTAGCAAACCCTTTAGTTCATCTAAAGCTTTAGGGTCTGTAGGTGCCTTTTTTGAAATTGCAGATATAGCCACTATTTCACTGGCTGTTGCTTTTAAAGCTTTTGTAACCTCAGGGTCAACAATACTGATGTACTGAGGGTTTTCAGGCCCTAACAAAGCCGCTTGTGGATTAACTAGCTCACCTCGAAATCCTGCTGCGAAAGCAGAAAACCAACCAGTCATAGACTCAAACAAAGCATCCAAAAGTTCTGGAGGTGCTGCTTGGCTACGTACTGATGTGTCTCTAGCTTCAGTAACATTAAGCTTAGCTGCAAAGTCTAAAATAGTGCCTACAGCTTCTTGTACTGCTGTATCAGCTGCTTTAACATTCCTACTAGCTTCAGCCTGTTGAGTTTGTGACTCTTTGACAAGACGCTCGAGGTCTACCCTAGAGTCTCGTCCGCCTATGCCTGAAGTTTTAGCAGTATTGTCTCTAGCTAATCCTCTAAGCTCAAATTCAGCTCCTCCTAACGCACCCTTACCCTGTACACCACGTATCTTCCTAATCAACTCTAATTGAGTTTTTAAAGTTTTAGTAGTAGCTTCAGTTGTTTTAAAGTCCTCTACTTTAAAGGATGTTAAGGCTTTATAGTCAGCAGTCAAACTAGCTATAACTGTTCTTTGAGCGTCTATGGCTGAGAGTTCTTTCTGCCGCATCGCTTCTAAAGCAATAGTTAATTGTTTCTGTTGCTGTAACTCTTCTGCTTTAGCATCTTTAAAAGCTGTATTGAAACCTGTAGCTTTAGTTGTTTGAAATATAGAACCAATGCCTTCTTTTAACTGCTCTAAGTTAGCTAACTCATTCTTCAAATTAAAGAATAAGTTAGAGCCTTTCTCAGCCGCTGTTAATTCTGCTTTAACAATCTTAATATCAGCTAGGATATTTGCATACTGGTTGCTAACATCCTTAAGCCCTGTGTCAGTCTTATATAATGCTAGTAACTTAATGTACTCTGCTTTAGTTTCAGCTACACCTAACGTGTTTCCTTGATTCTTAAATACTCTAAGTCTAGCTTCAATTCTGTCAAAAGCATCATCGTATGCTGCTTCTAACGCAGCAGGGTCAGCTGTTATTTTTAACTGGATATCATGCTTCTGCCTAGTAGCTGCATCTATTTGCTTCGACAGACCTTGAAACTCTTGTTGAGTTTCAGCTTGGCCTCTTAGTACATTTAGCCTTTCTATCTCATCATTGAGTGTTATAATCTTTTGTAAGTCTGTTTCCCCTACTAAAGACGTATTCAATTCAGACCCAGCTACGGCTGCTGCTATCTCAACTGCACTTTGTTTTAAAGCATCTAAGCTAGTAGTCAAGCTTGAAACTTTTTGACGACTCGTTGCTAATGTTTTATTTAAGCTGTCTAAGCCTAAGCGTTCTTGCTCACGTATATTAGCATTTAATGTTTTAAGAGTTTCTTTGTTTACTCCAGCAATCTTATTAGCTGCTATTGCAACTTGTCTGAAGTAGTCTCGAACAGGCGCTAAGTTTCGTTTAAAAGTAGCATTTGTTTCAGCCCTTAGTGCTGCATACGTCTCTTTAGAAACGCGCTCCACTTTTTCAAAGTCTTTAAGCCAAACAACAAATAACTTTGCGTTGTCTCGCTTAATGTCAGCAGCAGTTGCTGCTGAGAAGCCTGCTATAGCCCCATAGGCTGTAGCCGCAACAGCTGCAACAGCTAAGAATGGGTTAGACAATCCTAAGATTGTTATTGCTAACCCAGCAGTAGCTTTAACTAACTGCAGAACACCTAAAGCGGCTATAGGTAAAGCTGCTGTACCCAGAGTTATAAAAGCAACTCTGGCTTTTTCAACAAGCCCTACTAAGTCATCAAAGTTATTTGTTAGGTCTGCAACATACTGTAGTAGTGGTTGAGCTGTGTCAAAGATAAAAATATTACTTATTTTTTCAGAAGCTACATCATATAATACACCTAAGCTATCTTTAACTTTTTGAACATTGTTGTCATAGTCCTTAGTAGCCTTATTAATACCCTCTAAGCTTTGTTTATAAATATTAAGACCGTCACCTGCAAAGATTGTTGCACCGGTCATGGATCTAATATTTGGGAATAACTTGGCTATAGCAGATGAACTACCGCCAGCCTCAACTTCTAAGTCAGCTAATACACCACCTAATGTTCTTGTCTCAATCCAGGCTTCACCTGTTTCGAACCCTAGCTTATTCATTAACTCTTTAAGAGCCTCAGAAGGTTTTGCTAGTTTTAATAAGACATTCCGCAGGAGGGTAGATGCTGTCTCTAGCTTAACACCTTTGATGGTTGTGGTAGCTAAAGCTGCACCCACTTCTTCTAATGTGACACCAAGCTGCGCAGCCGGTACAGCTACTCTACCTAAGTTAGGAGCCATTTCAGCTACAGTTGCACGACCTAAATCGACAATCTTAAAGAACTTGGCAGCTATTGCACCTGAGTCTTCTATTTCAAGGCCCCAAGCATGTATAGCATCTGCCAACAAAGTTCCAGCCTCAGCAGCAGAAGCTCCACTTATGATTGCTAGCTCATTTGCGTCATTTAAAAATCCTAGGCTAGAAGTACCTTCACCTATCTGATTAGACAAAGCTTCATAAGCAGCTTTAGTCTGGTCTAAGATGTCTAAGCCACTATTCTCACTCAGCTCTCTAACACCAGCAGTCCAAGCAGAAATAGGTGTATTAGTATTGTCTAGTGTTTGAATCCTAGCAAAGTTTTTAGAAAGCTCTAATGCAGTATCTCTAGCTTCACGTAACTCACTTAAGAAGCTTGTTAATACCCTACTGGTTGCTTGAGAGATTATCAAACGAAACATTGTTTGCCAGGATAATGTTACACCTAGCAACTGTTTCTTTTGCTGCTCTAAAGCACCTGTTAAGGCATGTGACTGCCGGATTAACTTATTAGAAGAGTGACCACCAGTAGCCGTAGCTCTTGAGTGGGCATGTCTTACGTCATTGATCTTATCTAAGAGTTCCTGCTCAGCCAAAGTAGTGAGCTTCAAGGTGCGTATATTTTTCTCGCCTACAGCTTTCCAAATGACACCTAAACGTTTGATAGATATTATTTGGTCTGCTACACCTTTACGATTAGCAGCTAAGAATTTTAGTAAGGTTGCTTCTGTCTTATGTAAGTCTATCAGCCCTTTAGACGTAACCTTCTTACCTACTGGGAGGCCAGTTACTACACCTCGATCCTTTCGAACTCTAGTCTCTTCAGCAGAGTTGGCGGCTTGTCTTGCAGCTTCTGCCCTTTCTGCCTTCTTAAAAGCTTTAAAAATTTTAAGTCTTTTAGCTAAAGACGCTTTGTAGCCTGCCTCTTGTTTCTGTAAAAGAGCTGCTGCTCGCTGCCTAGTTAACCCTTTCTCTTTGTCTTTTGCAATTTTAAGAGCTTTAAGTTTTCGGGCTAAGGATGCTTTATATTCCTCCTCTTGTCGCAACAAGATGCCTGTTTGTTTCCCAGCTAATGCCTTTTCTTTTTCTTTCGCAGTTCTAAAAGCTGCAAGCTTTTTAGCTAAGGATGCTTTATACGCAACCTCTTGTGCCTTTAAAAGAGCAGCTAACTTAACATTAAGACCTTTCTCTAGATTCTCAACAGTTGTATTATGTGCACTCCTAGCAGTATTAAGCTTAGACAGTAGGGCATCTAAAGCCTTTTTCTTCTTTTCAGCTATTTTAATAATTGCTTGGACTGTGCCTTCTTCAATTTCCCGCTGTGCTTTTGCTTGCGCTCGAACACCTGCTATAGAATTTGTAGCTTTTAACTGGGCCCTCTTAGCTTTTTCAACTGTTAAAAGCGCAGCATTAGCTTTCTTCTTAATAGCTAATATGTCTGCTGCGCTTTTTATTTCGATACTTTCTAGCTTATTAGCAGTTGCTTCAGCTGCAGTTACAGCTTTAATCCTAGCAGTTTGAGCTACTGTATCTGTTGCTTTGTCTTTACTCAGACTAGAAACAGTGGCACTATTCTTAGAGAAATCAGGGGTTAAAGTTTTAACCTCTATTTGCTTAGTAAGATTACTTAGTGTTCTAAGTACAGCTTGAGCTTTCCCTAGCTCGCCTTCCAACTTAGACCCTATCCCAAGTTGAAGATCTCTCCAGACATTTTCTAGCTGTTTCTTTGAGAACTTATTTTTAGTTATAAGTTCATCTAGCTGGCCTACAGCTTTGTCAATCTTAACTACTTGAGGTGTAGTTACATTTTTAGCTTGACTCAAGACTGTCTTAGAAATAGAACCTAATACAGATTGGCCGCCTTTTGTTTTTAGAACGTCTAACTTAGCAGCAGTCTGAGTTAGTACACCATTAGCTTCTTTAAAAGTACTAGAGAAAGCTAGACCTGCTTTTGTTACACCACTAATAGAGTGTGTAGCACCTTTTTCTGCAGCTTCTAAAGTAGCTAACTTTGAAGCATGGGCGCTTTCAGCCTGTAGTAATTTTTCATGCGATGTGACAAGTTTGTCTATCGCTGTATGATACTGAGAGACATCCGCCTTAATTTTATATACGTCATCAGCCATGTAGCCCCCATTCCCTCAAGTCAAAGAGAGTAAAATTATTTGTTAAGTGGTCGTAGAAAGCAGCACGCCCTATACTTATTGTGTCCCAAGCTGGCCCTTTACCTAAGCCTTGCTCATGTAGTAAATATTGCCATACACGTACTTCGAAGTCAAATACAAAAACCATACGTTTGTTACTACCATATAGTATGTTGTAGCCTGCTCGCAAGCTACTAGATGCTTCGCCTAAAGCTGCACTCCTATTGATATCAGGTTGCCACACCCCATCTAAGGTGAATGAGCCTCTTTGCTCAGAGTTTTTAGGATTGATACTACCTTTTACTGCCGTGTACATCTTTAAGTATCTAGCTAGTGGTAACAAAGATGCTTTAGACATCCCTGTGTCTACCTTAATTACGTCACTAAGTACAATAGCTCTTAAGAAAGCCTTAGCACTGTCGTCCCATAAGTGCGATAGTTTTGTATGCTCAGCCTTAGTGATTTTTTGGACTGTATGTACCTTGTTCCTTAAGAATCTTTGGCTAGACTTACGTTGCCCTACTTCATAGCTCACGAGGCATAGAAAGCATCATGTCCCTTATAATGCACTGCTAGAAAATACTTAATAGCCCTAGCCATTCGTGCATAAGTAAGGAAAATGTTGCTTTCCGCTTCTAAGATTAGTATGATACAGTTAATAAGTAAGTTGATGTCTGCATCCCACTTACCTTCGTCTGTACGCCCAATGTAGTAATCATAGTCGTGGCGGTAAAAGACTTCTTTTAAGCTCAAACCCCACATTGAATTTGGTATGAATCTAGAACGCCAGTCTCCTGCCGCCCCAGCTCCATTACATATTTTTGCTTTTTCTTCTATTGACAGGCCATTATAGCCGTGGAAAGCTCTAAGCTTCATCTGGTATATCCTCTACTCTTCTTATAGTATCGTATGCTAGTAGTTCAGCTTGAGCAACTGCTGTGCAGTCGTCCCAAGCTGAAGCTAGTCCTGGTGGTAATATACCAAATCTCTCACAAGCTCGCCAAGTACCGTAATGTCCGGTCCTAGCAGGTGGCAACTTTAAGCTTGTTCCGCCGCCTGAGTAGCTAAAAAAGATTTGGTAGCCTTATCAATTTTAGATTGATCTAGGCCATTAGCAATAACGACTGCGTTAAAGATCCTTACAACTTCTGGGCTTAAGAACCCAGCAGCCAATAATTCTTCTTCAACTTTACCCCATGTAGACGGGTCAGACTCTGTAATATTTTCCCATTCTAAGTCTTCAGTAGCTTTCAAAGACTGATAAAATAAGAACTCAGAACGCATGTCTGACCATGTACTAAGAGCAAGTACATACTGGGCATTTGTTAAGTCTGTTTCTACCTTGCCGCCTGGGACTTGAAATGTAGGCGGTGTAGGTTTTGGACAAACTTCTACAAAGAATTCTTCATCCTCAGCCGTAAGGGGTCGCGCTTTAAAGACATACTGCGCGTCACCCCTAGGTATAACGACAGTTTCAATATAAGTAGCGTCGACTAGTGCACCATTCATTTTCATGTTATGCTGTCTCCGTGATTATTGCTTTAAGAGCAAAACATTTACCTGAGAGGCTAATAGTACCAGCATCAAGGTCAAAGTCTGCCTGTTCATATCTAAAATTCGGTAAACGGATTTTAGTGTTAGGTGTTGCACCCTCTGTAACATAATCAACTTCAATATGCACAGCGAATGGACGGGTTGTGTCTGAGTCAGACGAAGTGATCAATACTTCAGGTGTTGTACCACCGTCAGCATCATCATCCCATAATAAGGTACCACGTAATGTCTCCATTACTAAGTCCTTAGCATAGTTCACAGTGGTTGGTACAGACGGCACATCATTAGAATGCACAACTACGTCTGTCCCAATAGCCACCCACATGGCGTCAATCTTTACGTCTAAAGGCACGGGCTTATCAAGACGTACTTCGTCTAATAGCCCTCTGTCTTTGACATATTGGATAGGGCGCCCTTCTGTATAAGTAAGAGTACCTTCCCCAATTTTAAGCTTAACTACTGGGCCAGTCCCAGGCACTAACGAAATGTCGGCGCGTTTTAAATCAACTTGTGCCATGTTATACGTCCGTTATAGTTGGGTATGAAATATTACACTTACCGCCACAAGAAATAGTCCCTGCTTTAATATCGTAATCAAGTGTCTCATATCGAAAGTCGTCAAAATTGATGTTTTTACTCGAAGGGACAGTACAAGCATCTGGGTACATCAATTTCACGTCTACCGCGTATGGGCGACATTCAATTGAGTCAGAAGATACTTGATCCACTTCACGGTTATCAATTTTGTTAATTAGCGCAGCAAAAGAGTCCGACACACGTTTCCATGTGAAGTCCATCTTTAAGTCTAACGCCTCCTCGTCAGCTTCACGTACTTCACTAATGGCATTACCATCAGTTACATACTCCAGCGGACGTTTTTCAGAGTAGGTAAGATTACCCTCTCCAATTTCTACTGTAATACCACCTATGTTTAAGGTGGCAGTACGTAGATTCATAATAGGCATTTAAGATCCTTATAGTAATATTGAAAGTGTTGTAGCCACTGTAGAAACAAGTGTATGTTTGTTTGCTAATTGGCCGTAATGGTGTGTTTCGATTTTATGGCGGCGTCCACCTAAGCTTTGAGTTTCTAAACAACCTAGCTGCACATCAGGTGTAGGTATGACTAGCACCGTATTCGTACCGCTGCCGTCTACATACGTTTCACCTGCTGCTAAGTCGCAGTAAGGGTATACTACTCCTGGGCCTGCAATAGTAGTGTCTGCAGCCTCATGGACGTAAGGTATACCTCGTCTTAAAGCTTCAGCACACTCACCTACATCCTTACGGATAGTAAAAAGATTGTCAGTCTTACGTCTGACAATCTTTAAGTTAACCTCTACTAGTATATGATATTGCCCTTTGGCAATCTCATCTATCTCAGGGCCTTCAATCCTTGCCTCAATGTAGTCAATACTCGGTGTGCCATCCATATGCTGACCCTCAAAAAACACAGGCAGGGTCAAAGCAGTCTGAAAATGTCTACCTAAAGAAGCGAATATGTCTTTATCAATGTCGTCATAAGTCATAACCGCCCCATGTAAGTATTGAACTGTTCAATTAAAGGAATCACTTCGTTGTAATTAGTCTGACCATATGAGGTAGCTTTCTTAGGAGCTGCTCCATCAACCAAACCTGTACCTACGTATCCTGCTTTACGGCCTATTTCTTTAAAAGTAACAGACCCAGAAGTAGGCGCAACTAATCCTACAGGGTAGATGTATTTCAAACTAGCAGCTAAGTCGAACCCAGCCACAGGCCATAATACTAAGTCAGTAGGTAAATCATTATTAAAGACTTTCTTCACTTCGACAACTAACCAGTCTATATAAGCTTTGGTCTTGTCTGAAACATATAGGTCTTTAACTTCATCTTGCATAATCTCAGAACTAGTAGAACGTTCTAGTATTAGTAAGTTGAATTTTGAATATACTGAATCAAATACTTTCTTAGTATTATAAGTCAAACCGTTAACAACAATCCTAGTAGTTAAGTCTATTTCAGTCTTAGGGTCTTCGAGGACTAAGTACACCTCGTTGTTACCTGTGACTATCATTTCCTTAAGAAAAGAACGTATTTCGGTCTTACTTAAAATTGCACCTTCTGTAAAAGTGATTACATTTGTTTTAGCTTGAACACCAGTCGTAAAATCGATACTTGGTAAGCTCTTGACTGGTGAGTAACAAGCAACAAAAAGTCGCTTGTTCCTCAGCAAGAGCTTTAAAGCTCTATCAGTCTGTGAGGCCATTAGCTAAGCAATACCGCACCTAGCTTAGTGTTAAGCACTTTGATACCAGCTAACAGATCGATAGTAACACGATGCCCTTGAGCTTTACCATCATAAGTGATTACAACACGAACCCCTACACCATTTTCATTTACAACAGCACTAATTGCGCCTGAACCAGTTTTAGGGGCAGCCAATGGACGTGTTACTAATGCTAAAGCATTTGAGTGGAAAGAGAAGTTGTAGTCGCCATCAGGGAACACACCAACTTTTTGTGCATTAGACAATGCTACAGCTAATGGACGATCAAGCAAGTAAGTGTCTGCTACACCGGTAGCCTCAACAATAGAGTAGATTTCGCCAGTAGCAGTACGAATTGCTTCGCCTACAGCACCACGAATACCAGTAATTAAGATACCTTTTTCGTAACCGATTGCGTAAGCAGCACCAATAGTACCATCAGCAACTTGATTAATAGTAGCACCGTCAGCTAAAGCAGCTTTCAAAGGCTGATCAAGGACAACAGCAGTAGCGCCGCCAGAAGTAACAGTATACACAGAGCCAGCAATCTCAACAACAGAATATGCTGCGTGCGCTGTAGCTGAGTCTAATACGATTGAACCAGTGTAGCCTTCTACATATCCAGCACCAAAGTTGACTGTTTTAGCCAAGCCAGCAGTACCACCTTTCAATGAAGGGATAGCTATGTCAGTTACATTAGATGCACCATACTTACGGCCTAAAGAGCCTTCGCGTAAAGCAGAACCGTCATCACCAACTTTGTCAGCGCCAATGAATAAGTCAAGCTTAGTCAAAGCAGCTTCAGTGTTAGCTGAAAGAACGTTGTTACGACCAGAACCAGGAACGCGGTTGTTAGTCATAAGAGCTTTAAGATCAGGTAAGCTGTCTGCACCAGCAGCTGTTCCAGCAGCGCCTACAGAGTTTTCGACAAAGTTGAACACTTGGCCAGCCAACATTTTATCAATACCTTCAGAGATTGTGCGCATTGCAGGCTCTAAGAAAGTAGAGATAAGATCTTTGAATGCTTTAGACTCTTGACCATCTTTAATTACAAATGATACAACTAAGTGCTGGTCTAGTTTGACAGGCACAGTAGCAGCAGTTGCATCTTGAGTTTCGACGTCATCATTAACACCTTTACGGGTTAATTTGAAGTCAGCAGGTAGGTGAGCATTTACAGTGTCACCAAAGTTCGCAACAGCACTTTCAAAGTCACGATGCACTAACCAAGGCATTACAGACAATTTTTCCAGTTGCAGTAATGACTCCATAGCCCAAAGTTCTGGGACTAAGGCATCGATATTATTGTCTGCATATACAGGTTGAGCAGCTGCTAATAGAGCTGCTATTTTAGTTTTTTTCATTTAAGGATTTCCTTACGGTTGGCTTTATATTCGGCCATATTAGATGGTAAAGCACCTTGCTTTAAAGAAGTCTTACGTTTGTGTAAGCCCTCTTTGCTAGGGTCTTCAAAAAGATTTAAATATTCAGGCCGAGAAGCATACTCTTTAATTGCAGCTGCTGGGTCTAGTTTCAAAACTTTAGTAGTCTTGTCTTCACCAATAGTTGTAACGTCAAGTTGTACAGAAAAAAGACCGTCCACTTCAGTAACTGTAGCGTCTTTAGCGAACAAAGAGACTAGTTGACCAGGGCTAACTGCTTTTTGGCCATCCACAAGACTAGCTTGTGTTATAGCTGTTTCAATTAACATCTTGTCATGTAAGCCTTTCCACTTAGTAACGTCTTTAGATGATATGTCTAAAGCTGCATCATACTCAGTTTTTGCTTTCTTTTTGTCACGGGCGGCTAATTCTTTATCAGTCATCATAAGTGACTCTAATTCATTAACGCGAATGTCTAAAGCATCTTTCTCTTCTTGAGAAAGATTAGCATCTTGCTGGGCATCTAACAATGCTTGAGTCTTCTTGCTAACTTCAGCTTGAAGACTCTTTTTATTGTTAGCTAGCATTGCATTCACTTGTTCTTGTGTGAATGTTGCAGGCTTAGCTGCTGCTTTTTCTTCTGATTTTTTTTCACCTTCATCAAAGTACAATGGGAAGGGTGCAGCTCTTAAGTATTTTTTCATATGTTTTCTCAGTCTATCCTGCTCAAACGAACAGTAGTTATATCCGGCATGTAGCGCCGTAGGATGTTAAAAGCAATAATGCTTGGTACTCCTGCAATGATATGCAGTGGTGTTTCACCAGACTTATTAGTCTGTCTTAGTCGATCAAATTCCATTTCTTTGATAGTAGCATTATGCATCTCTAGTTCAGGGTCGTACCCGTCTAAGAGTTTTAATGCTATTTCAACCGTCGCATCCTTTATATCTTGTACAGGTGCCCCATCGACAAGGGTACCTGTTGTGTTCAGCGCTTCAATAATTTTTTGAGAAGCTTTAATGGCCTTAGTTCTTAAAATATCTGTACTTAAGTCCCAAGGGTCAGTGTACATCACAGCCTCTAAATACAAGTCTGCTTCGTCTAAAGTGACATACATTATAGGTCTCCTTTCTTTTCTTTCTCTGTCAAAACAGATTCAGTCCCAGGAGCATTGTTACCAATGTTAGCAGCTTCACTCTGAGCAATAGCAATACGTGCTAGTTTCTCTGTGTGATCTGCAATAGCTTTATCTGCTTCTCCTTCAGGGTAACCTCTAATTTTAGAGGCAAGGTTATTACCTACTAATGCATTTTCAATGTCTAGAAAGAGTGTGCTAGGACTAGTCACAACTACTTCTAAAGCATCAATCTCTTTTAAGATGACTGTTAGTTCTTTGGCAGATAATCTACCACCGAATAAAGTAGTCATCATCTTCTTAGCTAAGGCTTTCTTTGCAGCTTGTGAAGGTAATTTGTCTATTAGCTCAAGATCAGCTTCAGCTTCAGCTTGACGTTGCTCGTCAGTCTTTAGGCTGTAATCTTTAGGGTAAGACACTTCAGGTACTACTTTAGAACCTAAATACTCTTGCCAGAAATAAGCAATTTTCTTTTCTGCTTTTTCTAATTCTTGGCCTAAGAAAGATAATCCAGCTTCAAGACCTTTTTCATCTTGTTGCTTAGACTCTCTACTAGCTCTTGTTGGGCTTATGTTTGACAAGGACAGATTAACAAGGGTTCTAATTTCTTGTTTCAACTGGTCTTGTTTCCTCATAGAAGCTTCAAGAGGTTCTACAGGTGGGGCAATGAATCCTGGTCTCTCAACACCCAAAGGGTATCTCTTACCGCGTGTCACACCTACTTCAGTTGACTTACCTTCTACGTCTTGTACTACATCCGCACTTGTTTCAACTGGTGCTACATACTTTTGCATCATGTCAGCTTTCATGTCATACTGTTCAGTATAAAAAGGAAAGTTGGCACGTAAGACGTATGACAAGTCAGATGAAGCAACATTAAGTAAAGCTATTTGATAGTTAGCTACGTCTTTAAGTAATGACTCTTGTATCTGAAGTACAACAAAAGGCAGACGATCAAAGTCTAATATCTCTGTCTCACCCTGTTGCTCTTTCTTTTCATTAAAGAACTTGACATGTACTTTATTGTCTACTACTTGTGCATGACGGTAAGTTTCTTTAGGCGCTAAGGTCACACCAAAAAGATCATCAAATACAGGTTCGTAGTCTCTTAAGAGCACAGCTGTAGGATTACCTTCTGTGTCCCAGTTATAGATGTCTTCAATTTGATACAGGTACATATAAGGCTTGTCTTCACCTTTGTCAACCCATACACCTACCTTCCGCATTGTAAGTAATTCATCTAAGACATGGGCACCCATGAACTGAGTCATAGTAGTGCCATTACCGTCTACGTCATTGTTACAAGCTTCGATATATGCTTCATCACCTGTACGTCTGATCTCTACCATTCTTTGAAAAATAGAGTTCCGTATGTCTACTATTGCTTCTTTAGCAAAAGAAGGACTGTACGTCATAGCCTTACGAGCTAAGAAGTCTTCACTGTTCTCACGATGTGAGAACTGTTTCAAGTAAGAAGATATAAAGTCGTCGCCACCTTCAAAAACTAATCGCCACTTCTTCCAAGATAAGGCGTCGTTTTTATAGTCTTTATACCTCATTGTTTTCATATATTTTGTACCGATCCAGTTGAGCAAGCAACACGTAAAGCAATGTCGCAATAGTTAGCAGCGTGAGCTAAATGATCCGCTGTTGAGGCATTCACATACGTAGCTGATATGTCGCCATTCTTAGCAATATTGTATCTACGTACAAGAGCTTTCATATGTGGGTTATATTCTTCTGATATGTCGCAAGGTGTAACTTTTGTTTTATTCCTAAAGCGACTCAGGGTAAGATCTAACCAGCTTGTTCTGTCTACTTTGACAGCTAACAATTCTGGTTGGATGGATATAGGATTAGCATTACTTAATCCTACAATATAATAGCATAAGCTTACACGGCCTAAATGGCGCTCTGCAAACTCAGTGGCTTTTCTACGTTCAGGGTTGGCATCAATTACGCAATGCACAATATGGAATGCAGCCATCAACTGATCTAATTCCTCAAAGTCCTTTACGTATCCAGCCTTGAGCACTTTGCTCTGAGCCAAATTATTGACGTCAATACCATGTCCTTGGAACGTGAACTCTGCTATTTCATAGTGCAATCTAGTACCAACATCGACTCCCATCATTGTGAAGCCGCCTTGCCACTGATGCACTGTGTGGTAGGGCCGAACACACTGTTCTAATTCCTCGTCAGTAACGCGAGAACCAGACTCAATATAGGGCATACCCAACTTCGACTTCGCGAACTCCTGAGCGTAAGCTGGATTCGTGTCTGCGCGCAACTTACTCTCAGCAAACTTACCTGGATGCGCAGCCATACTATACAACTGATTAATATGATAGCCACTAATAGTCGTGTTATCGTACTGCTTAACCCATTGCGAATCCTGCATCCAGTTGACTTTGTCTTCGTGGTGCAGCACCTTATTCGTATTCTTACATACGAGATGACTCTCAATAATGCGTGGGTCATTGAACTTATCTCCTACGATCACTATGGAATCCTTATCCTTCCCCATAGGATCAAACGTTAGTTGCTCCCATTGGTTACATCGTGGGCATTTGAAGAAAAACTGTTTTTGGTCGCTGGCTAGGAACTCTTCATTGATTCCAAAATCAGGGATTGTCGGTGTGCTTATTAGAAGCTCTTGTCGACTTGTTTGCCCTGACATTCTTTCTTGTGCTAGTGCTCTTACACCTGGAGCCATTTCATCATACTCATCATACACCATCCTACCTGTGGGTATTGACTTCAGTTGAGACTCGCTTCGTGATCCACGTATGTATAATATGGCTTGCCCTGCCTTCTTCATACCTACGTTCTTTGTTTCTGAGAACATGTCTTGGATATGTTCACTAGCTGCTAGTGCTGGCTCAAAACGCCCGACTGAGAAGTCACTTGAGTCTGGCTTACTATTAGGAAGGAGATATAGAACGTCCTCACCTAAGATGTCTAACCAGAAAAATGTTTTGTTTATTGCCCACTCACTAAAAGCCATCTGTGCTGCTTTTTGACCAATGATTACTTCTGACTGGTCGTCGTGCATTTCACGCGTCCAGGGATGGTGATCAAAAGTCCAAGGGCCTGGATACGTCTTAGTCATAATCCTATAACGCTCAGCCCAAACAGATTCTTTTCTTAGAGACTTACGCTTCAGACCTTTAATGATCTGGTTGCGTAAGTAGTCTTGCATGTTCATCTTGTAAAGAAGTGTGTGACGCACCAGCCGACAAAGGTAAAGAAGGTGGCTGTAGCTAAAAAGATACCTGCTCCTTTGTTACGGAGTGCTACTAATTTGTCCACGTCCAGCTCTAAGGCTTCTGTGTCTTTTTTCATCTCTACTTTGAGCTCTTTCATCTCTACTTTGAGTTCTTTAATTTCGTCTTTGAGATCTGTTACACTTGCTATTAGTTGTCCTACAAGGCATTCCATACTGTCTGGCATTAGATGTCCTCCGATGGCATAGCAGCAATAATCTTTTCTGCGATGGCGTCTGCTTCTTCTGGGTCAACTTCGGCACTGATGATATCTACCACTTGTACAGCAAACTCAGCCAAGCTCTGTTTGTCTAGTAGTTGACCTGTTAACGTTTCGATACGATGACAGCTCGTTACTAATGCATTTGCTTGTGTTACTAAAGTAGCAATAGCAGCAGACTGTAGCATTAGATCGTAGTCATCTTTACACTCATTCAAGCGGGTCTCGATTAACATACGTAGTATACCTATCTCACCTCTAAGGTTTTTAATGTTAGGGTCTAGTGCATGTTGATCCACTCTTGCTTGAAACAAGGATAGCTTGTAAGATGTTGCAGCTCTTTTCTGCCTGTTCAAGTCGTCTTTTGTACCACCGTGATGGGTACAGTAGCTAGACAAGCCATTCTTCTTATGATTACAGGTATGATACTGGCATCTTTCTTCTTCGTTTTGTGCGCGTTCCATAGTATGATTCCAAATTTGGTACAAGATATGGAATCATGGTCATGTTTCCATTGTAGTTAACACTATTATACCCCATGTGTGCCGAAATGTCAAGATAAGAGTTTCGCCCAGATTTGGAATCATGGTAACTCAAATTTGAAAATCTGATTTTGAAATCATGGCCTATTTTAGAATGGTAGAGGTATTTGGTAGAGGTATTTACCTACCCTGTTACTTGTTACTTGTTACTTGTTACTTGTTACTTGTTACTTTTTTAGAGACTTGTTACTTGTTACTTTTTTAGAGACTTGTTACTTGTTACTTTTTTATCTGAACGAGAATCGACAGTAGGTATGGCACGAATCGTGCTAGTGATCCCATTTCACTAGCACAAATTAGCTACCCTGTCAAGGGAAAAAAGAAAGAGCCGCTTGTCAAGTAAAATCTTTTTACTTGACAAGCAACAGGTATTATGCTTCCAACTCCAATATAAAATTGATCCGATTCGGTGCGTAGTCCTTAATACACAATAGCCAGTACGCTTGTTTGTCGGTCAAAGCCCTACCGCTCATCACTTGCATCTCAAGTGCATGTATCAGGTGGGTGATTCTTGATGCTCTCATCTTGTTCTCCTAAAAAGTGAATGATTAACCGTTCAACTCATTTTGTTTTTGAGTTAGTAGGTCAATTGCAACGTGTAAGGCTTCAATTGATTCTTGAATTGACAGAACAGATTCAGGCATGATTATAGCGTTGAATAATGTAGAATTATTATTTAGGCTTGTGATAGTGTCACGTCTACCCGTTGCGATGTCATTCAATAACACCTTTAAAAGCTTACAAGGTGCGTTCTCTCTGATAGCCTTCAAATCCGCGCCCGTTAGCGGCTTATTCGTCTTTTTAAGCGGCTCACTAATATACGCTAAAACTTGCTCACTTGTCGCCATGTCACCATTGTCATCAGTAACAAGAAACTTTCTTAATGCTTCTTTGTTCAATGACTTGTAAGCAATACGATTTTTATTCTCTTCAGGTAGCAAAGCCCTGTCGTACAAGTTAAGGTCTGGATGACTATTCGAAAGTTTCAAAAAGCGCCAGGCTTGTTGGATTAAGCCGACTTTTTTATTCCCTAAGTCCTTACGATGCTTTGATTCAGTGTAACCATTATCCATCAAAGCCTTAGCCTGTCTTAGCACGTCAAGCGTGTTGATGCCTGTAGCGGCTCTTTCACGTTGTGAGTTTTCTTTAATACACGCATCCCGCCAATCTTGCTCTTGTTCATATGTGTGTTCTAGCACTTT